AAAAAAATATAATGACAATTGACTATTCCATACTTGGACGAAAGCTTGAAAAGCTTTACCCTTACCTCGCTAAAGAGCTTTTGACAATCCCAGATCTTGACGATCTCGAATTAATAGACTGTTTGTATACTGAATACTGCTCAATCCAAGCCAAACCTCAATCAAAAGGGCAACAGACAAACCAACGGCTCATATTTATTGCCTCGGTAATAAAACTTTATGATCCTGATTATTTCAAATATAAATCCAATATCAAGAACGGGTTAAGAAAAAAATTATCGGACATTCTCGTTTGTGATCCTACCCAAATATCACACAGTATTGCAGATGTGAAAAACTACTTGACAATTTATCACGACTTCAAAGATGAAGTGGAATACATTTACGGAAGATTAAAATATTTTTCAGAACAGCAAAAGGGCAACCTCCTGTAAATTAAATTGATAAATATTTTGTCATTTCGTTTTTTATTACTATATTCAAATAAGAAACACTTGATACATGAATATTCTACAACTTATAATCAAGCAGCGATATTTTGACCAGATCATATCCGGCCAGAAGAAGCAGGAAACAAGGGAGGTGCGCCCCACTACCCAGAAAAAATATGTCGTACTGGACGAAGAAGATGCCATCGTTGACATTATCGGATATGATGCAATCCGCTTTTTTGTAGGCTATGAAACAAACAGGGCTACTGCCCTGGTAGAAGTGAAAGGCGCTGAACTCGTTGAAATAGTTGACGAGGATGAAAACCCGATTTACTACGACTACAAAGGCCAACAAAACCAGATGATCGACATAGTTTACACCTTGGGAGCTGTTCTGGAAAAACAGTGTTAATTAACAAGGTTGTAAAACTTAAAATTTCCAATTATGGCAACTTCAATTAAGGTTGGCACAAGTGCACGTGCCAGCAAAGGTGTTACCGGCAGAAGGTCATTTTCTGGTGGCAACGGTCAGTTTATGACACGTCGTCAGAAGTATGGCGAAGTCCGTACAGGCATGGGTTTATCAGGAGGATAATTCACAAAGCCTATCAAGATCATGACATCAAGTGTAAAGACCAGTGTTATCACTCTGGCTGAAGAGAACATTAAAGCGGTCGCATCTCGCACAGATACGGTCGTATTGTTTTTTTCTTGCGGTAAGGATTCACTGGCCTTACTTGATATAGCAGCTCCATATTTTAAAAAGGTGGTTTGTATTTTCATGTATTTTGTTGATAACCTTCAGCACACAGAAAAATACATCACCTGGGCAAAGTCGAAATACACGAACATCGAATTTATCAAGGTCCCGCATTGGAACTTATCTTATATCCTCAGAAATGGTACTTTCTGTGTTGCAAACCCGAAGCAGAAGCTTTTAACACTTAAAGACATCGTTCAGTATGTGAAAGAAAAGACAGGCGAAAGGTATTTCCTTTTCGGGATGAAGAAAGCAGATAGCCTGAATCGTAGGATAATGCTGAACGGGATTGCCGGAGCGTATATCTCCGATAAAGGCTATTGTTACCCACTGGCAGACTGGACAAACAAAGATGTTATCCAATTCCTGAAAGTAAGAAAACTTCCGTCGCCAATTCGCTATTCCAATAATGCAAGCGGTGGCGTTGGATTTAACAAAGAGTGCTTTTCATATCTGAAAGATAATTATCCACAGGACTTGCAACGGATAATAAACGCATTTCCGCAAAGCAGAAAAATATTAATTGACATAGAAAATGAAAGAGATAAAACAGAGTGAAACAATAGTTATCAACCGAACACAGATAAACTTTGCTCCATATAACCCTAAGAAACATTCAAAGGATGCCATAAACCAACAGAAGCAGAACTTTAAAAGGGTGGGCTTTCTTGGTGGTGTAGTTTGGAACGAAGTAACCGGAAACCTTGTTTCAGGACATAAGAGGGTTATGGCAATGGATGAATACTACGGATATGACGGGACAGCCGGAACAGATTATCAGGTAAAAGTCGAAAGGGTGGAAATGGACGAGAAAACAGAGAAAGAACAGAATATCTTTATGGATGCCACAAATACCAACACCCAACAGGATTATGATCTTCTTGCTTTGATTCTCCCTGATATTGACTATAAAAATGCAGGGCTTACAGAACAGGACATTCATCTTATCGGGGTGGATTATTCCCTTCAGACAGAATTTGAAAAGGGCGTTTCAGATGTGTTTTCTGAGATGAAAGAAACAGTTAAGCCAAAGAAAGAACTTACCGAGCAGGAAAAGATTGACCATGTGAAAGCGATAAAAGAAGAAGTGAAGAAACAGACCTCCGATAAGGTTGAAAACATGGATTCTTACTTTATGGTGACATTTGACACCTTACAGGCCAAAAGAGAATTTCTGAGGCGTTTTGACTTTCCAGACAATGAAAAATACATTAAAGGGGAAGTATTCGGGGAAATGATCGAAAGGGTTTAAAATTAACACAGTTAACACTCACGCACGCACGAAATGTCAACGAAGAAACCAAATATAAACGACTTTCAAAAGGTAGCAATTGCAAAAGGTGGTATAATAGCAAGCATCGCATTGTCGTTTGGAGTTTCAAGGCTTACTATTTACAAGTGGTGTACTAAAGATGAACGTTTCCAAAAGGCTATTGATGAATCAAGGGAGACGTTTATTGATATTTGTGAATCAAATCTACAAACACTATGCAAAGGGATTCCAAAGGTTGAAACTGATGAAAGTGGAATAAGAAAGCAGACAGGATGGGAAGAAAAACCCAGTGAATCTGCAATAACGTTCGTTTTACGGACAATAGGCAAACAGAGAGGTTATGTAGAACGGATACAGACCGAGGAGGTAAATAACCCGTTCTTTGACCTCATGAGAAAGGTGGCAGAAAGAAAGAAAAATATCAAAATGTCAGAAAATAATCCAGAAAATGGCGAAAGTGTAAAATAGAGATTACTTACAAAATGTCAAAAATAAATGAAAATATAGTTGATATTTGGCAAGATTGGAAAAATGACTGGTGTCTTGCTGCCGATGAACTCCTTGGTGTCACCCTCGATGAGGATCAGAAAGAGATATTAAGGGCAATACAAAACAATAGGCTTATATCAGTAGTCTCCGGCACTGCAAGAGGAAAAGACTTTATTGCTGCAGTTGCGGCATTTTTGTTTTTATACCTCACACCTGAATTTGATGAAAAGGGAAATTTGGTAGGCAATACCAAGGTAGCCATGACAGCTCCGACAGGACGACAAGTAGAGAATATTATGTACCCTGAAATAACCAGGCTGTACTACATGGCAAAAAAGAACTTTCCAATTCTCCCCGGAAGGCTGACAGGTTGCGATATACGGACAGACAATGAAGAATGGTTTTTGACAGGCTTTAAGGCCGATGAACACAATCAAGAGGCATGGACTGGTTTCCATGCAGTAAACACAATGTTTGTTGTTACTGAAGCATCCGGCATACCTGAAAACATATTTACGGCCATAGAAGGTAACTTACAAGGTAATTCAAGATTATTGATTGTCTTTAACCCTAATATCATCTCCGGCTATGCAGCAAACAGTCAAAAGTCAGAACGTTGGTCAAAATTCAGGCTTGACTGCCTTAACGCTCCTAATGTCATTAAGAAAGAAATCATTATTCCCGGACAGGTAGATTATGAATGGGTAAAAGATAAGGTAGAAAACTGGTGCGCCCCGATTTCTGAATATGACTACTTACCGGAAGAAGGGGATTTTATTTTTGAAGGAAACCATTACCGTCCTGATGATACATTTCGCATAAAAGTACGTGGCATGTTCCCGAAAGAAGGTGAAAACGTGCTTGTGCCATTAAGCTGGATAGAAGCAGCAGAAGAAAATTACAGAAACAACAGGTCAAGGATTGAACTTTCAAAGAAATTGAACCTTGGTGTTGACGTGGCGGGCATGGGAAGGGACAGCTCCGTAATATATCCCAGATATGATAACGTAATTGAAAGACCAATAAAACACCAGAGCAACGGCAAGGCAGATCACATGCACATAGCGGGTATAGT